GTCTTTTGCTTACAATCCTTACAACTCACGCTGTTGTAAATAAATCAAGTAATCCAGATGAGCAGGTAGTGATTACATACAAATCATTAAACCAGCTTATGAAGGAATTGCAGCTGCCAACTTCCCGCTGTAATGAAATTAAGGAACAGCTGGAATGTTTTGCAAATGCTTCATTCAATTTTGAAGAAAGAATTATGAAAGTAACTCAAACATCTCTCTTCAAGGATCTTCTTGATGAAAACCATGGGTTAGGGGAAGAAGTAAAAGCTACAAAGGTTTCTACAGGTGTAATTCCTTTTATAAAAAGCATGCAATATGTTGAACTTGAAGACAGAAAGGGTGAAAAACAGAATGTAGCATTTAATATTGTGCTTTCAGATGATTTTGCAAAATTTTCACAGAGTCATTCAGTGCCAATTAATTATACAGCTTACAAAAGTATTTCATCTGCAATCGGAAAAGACATATATGCCTGGTTCGTATACAGAAATAACGGTTTGAAAGAACCTCTTTACATTTCCAGAGAAAACTTTGTTAATCAGTTTATGCCTGTAGATGAGCATTCGAATAAAGATCAGTTCAGAACAAACTGGTCTTATTTGAAAGATCAGATAAAAATTATTCAGGAAAAATATTATCCTGAATTAAAAATTGCATTTGATTCAAATAATATGGGATTTACTTTGTATAAGAGTAAAGCTCCAATTGTAGAAGATGATCAGAGATATATTCTTATCACTTCTGATTTATAAAAACTTTAAGAAAAAGGATAGGTACTACAGTTTGAATACGTTTATCCACAAATTTTTATTTATTACTAATTGTTAAATAATTATTTGTTAACTATTTGCTTATATTGTAGAAATATATAAAGTGTAGTTAAAAGCGTTATAAACTGTAGCGACTTTTCCTGAAAATATCACATAATTCTTTATAATACAAGAAAATAACTAAAATTACCAATTCAGATACAAAATGTAGTGGAAAAAGGGCTTGAATCCACAGGAAAAAGTGGAAAAATGAAGTCAAACTGTAGCAGATAGAAACTGTAGCGCCACTAGATATAGCGGTTTTTCAAACAAAAAAACACTAATTTTATGCATAAAACCTGTCGAAATTCCTGAATTTACTCCTTTTTAACCAGATTTAATGCCATTCGCGGATAGAAACTGTAGCAGAATGGGTAGGGAAGTAAGAAAAATCATGATTTCAGGCGGATATAAACTGTAGTAAGGTAAAATTCTAGATTTGTATGAATTTTTAAACAAATTTTACTACAGTTTATATCTGTTTTTTATGTTTTTGTTAAAAGTTGCTACAGTTTATATCTGTTTTAGGGTAGGGGAGGGGAATTTGTTTAAATTTGTTAACTACAGTTTGTATCCGGTGGACAGAATTTGATTAATCAGCCTGCTACAGTTTATATCTGTTTTTCTATACAAACCTAAAGCTTTCGGATATAATCTGTAGTAGTATGAGTAAGAAAACAGATGCCATTTATAAGGCAATTTCAAATCTTGAAGAATTAAATGAAAAATTTGCGGATATTAATAAATCTTTGGACAACAGAGATCTGGAAAATATTCAGTATGAACAGTTTCAGCAGCTTAAGGAACTTAAGTTCTGGGTAGAATCGCTATATTCATTTAATGGTAAATCTACCAGTAACGCTAAGCGCAATGCCAGTAAAGAGAATGGCAAGAAAGGTGGGCGTCCTCCAAAAATTATTTCACAAATGAGAATTAAGGCCAAAGAACTTGAACTCGTAATTCAGGAACTGGAACAACGCCACCAGATGCAGCATTAGTTGATAATAAAGAACGAACTTCATCATCTTTACCAGTCATAACCATTTGTACGAATGCTTTTCCGTATTCAGGTGTGTTTCTTAATTCAACGTTTTCCATTTTGTTATCTCCTTTAACTTGAATTTCTTCGGCTTTTAATTCGCCAACATTAATTTGTTGAGCAATCTCTCTTTGCTCTTTAGCTTCTTCTTGTGCTTTTCTTTCAGCTAATTCAACTTCTTCGTTGATTTTTCTTACTTCAGCATCAAGAGAATCTAATTCATTTCTTAATTCTTCAAGATTTGCTTCATCATTGCTTTCTAGAAGAGCTTTGATTTCAGCTTTTCTTGCTTGAATCTCAATTAATCTTTCCATTTTAAACCTCTAATATATGTACAAATTCAAATGCAGTCACCACCACATAAAAAGGCACTCACCAGCACCTTTTTAAAGAATTTATAACCAATGTTTAACGCTATTTTAAGCGTTCTAGCAAGGCTTCTCTTTCAAGCCTATCAATAAGTGCTTTTCTTTCCTTTCGTTCAATATCGGCTTTAATTTCATCAATCTTAGCTTTTAAATCACTATGGAATAAGCAATTAACATCTCTTGCTTCTACAGATGTATCGTTGTAGAAAGGGAAATCAACAACAGCCACATCATACATCTTATTAATCTTCTTAATTGTAGTTGTACGTGTGCTTTCATTGTATTCCCAATCTTCAATTGTAAAAGCAAATGAGCACTTATCTAATAATCCAGACTGAACCATTAAATAAGCATCTTTATTTGTTTGAGTTGGGATAAGTTCAGCTTTGAAATATAATCCATCTTCTTTAATTTCAAGTTCTAGTGATTTGTTTCTAGTTCTTGCTAAAGTATATTGATTGTCATTGTGGTTGTATCTTAAAACAACATCTGACATATCACATTCATCTAAAGCGTGTGGATCAATGATTTCAGTTTCGCCATAATATGTTTCAGGTGAATCGAAAGCAACCGCCTTGCCTTCAAGAACCATCTTTTCATCTTCAGCTTCTACTTTTCTAATTTCAGTATTTAAGTTATATCTTCTCTCACTCATTGGTATCACCATCCTTGTCTGTGTAATTCAATGATTGAACTCTTACATCACCACCTTCAACAGGTGCAAGATTTAAGATTTCTCTGCATTCATTAATTGTTAATAAACCTAATGCTCCAGCTTCTTTTAAAAGATTAATTTTTGTATTAGTTGAAGCATATTGCAATCTATTTGATTCAAATACAATTTGATTTCCGTGGAATCTTTCAGTAATTGTGAATAGTTTGTTAGTGAACTCCAATCCGAGTTGAATCGCAATTGGCTCAATAACAGATTCGTAGAAAGCATTCCATTGATCTTCACTGTACTTCGACATAATAATTTCATCAGATAAACCGAAGTAAGACTTAATTTCATCAGTAATAAGTTTCACTTGACTATCGGTGGCTGTCATCGGATTTAGATTCACTGGAGTAAAATCAGTAGTTCCATCCAATCCTGCTATACCACTTGTGTTATTTGATGAAATAAAGTCTTCAACAAATCTATCACGAGTAGCCTTAATATCTTCAGGTTTAAGCATAGCCTTAGTTGTTTTAAGGTATCCTTTGATAGATTGCGTTGTCTTAATCGCATTTATAACACCTTCATCCATAATGTGCTTAAATGACATTGTTTTGATGATTGCACGAGTATTACCGCCGATTACATCATCTTCACAATAGAATCGTTTTAAGTGAATGACATCGGTTTTAAGCGATGCAGTATATTGCTGACCAGTTTTAAACATAAACTGGATGTAGATTTCACCATTATACTCAAGTAATTTGTAGTTATTGCCAATAAGCGGATATAAACCAGTAACTAAACCACTTGAATCTCTTTGGATATAGATAAAAGCGTTATTGTTTAGGTATAGTTGCGAAATAACTTTGTAATAAAAAGAATAAGCATTGTCGATTTCGTTTGGTTGTTGTGCAATTAATCTACTAACTCTTTCATTTAGAACTTTGAACTCTCTATCGTTAGATCTAACGTGTTTAGGAGTTAATTTAGCACCATTTCTAGCGATCGCATCAATGCAGATTCTTACTTGTGCAGAGTCATACAAATTACCATTGTAAGTAGTGAATCTAGGATTAAAGCCATTTAATAGCTTTAGATCCGTACCGAACATTTTGCTTTGATTGGTTTTAAAAATGTTGCTAAATAGACTTCTTAAATCCATTTGTCTATCCTCCTAACTTACATAGTTTACATATTCTTGTTGGTGTTCATAGTAAATTACATAAGCATCTATTAAACTTACTGCACCATCAATTCGTTGTGTGGCTACTTCTTTCACTGGTCTAATGTTTTCGTTTTCATCAGCTTTAATTGAAAGATTTGATAAGCACCACTTCAAGATTGGATTGTTGTTATAGTTGATTTTCTTATCAATCAGTTCTGCACGCATCGACTTCATCGGTGTAGACATTGTTTTTGCACCTTGTCTAACCTCAACCATATCAAAACCATATTCTTGCATTTCTTCTTTCCAGTATTGAGCGTTCCAAGAGTCATAGCCTACAAATAAAGGTCTAAGCTCGTATTTCTCAACCTGTTCAATGAACCAATTAGTAACATCGGTGTAATTGACTTTAGAACCTTCTGATGTCCTAAGCCATCCAAGAGCTTTCCACTTATCATAAGGTATCTTGTCCTCTTTGACTTTCTTATCCAGCATATTCTCAGGAATCCAATACATTTGTTTAACATAAATCTTTTGGTTTTTAAATCCTAAGATAGTAGCACAAGTTAAATCGGTTGTACTTGATAAGTCACAACCGCCAAGAACGTAGCAATCACTAAATTCTTCGTTCGTGTACGTCGATTCATTGTTTAGTTCTTCATAAGACAACCACGATGTAAGACTATTTTGTCTGACATTAAAGTCTTTACAAAGAAGATTAGTTAGTGCGATTGGACTATTCTTTGCTTTTTGGACTTTATCACGAAGATAATCCATACCTTTAGATACACCGAGATTGGGGTTTGCTTTGTACCAACACTCCTCATCAAGCCATTCATCAGCACTATCTAATTCATAAATAACTGGAAGTAGCGTTTCATCAACTACTCCACCTTCCTGCCCAAGATAACCCTTAATAACTTTCTCACAATACTCATACTCATTATCAAAAACTTTACCTCGTACAGTTCCCATTGTTGATGTCTCAAGCATCAAAGGTTGTTCACGAGCTGACATACCATCTTCCATAATTGATAGAAGTGACATATCTTCCCACGCCCAAACTTCATCTGCCAATACATAATAGGGATTCTTACCATCTAAGGAATTTGTTTGTGATGCTAAAGGTACAAAATGTGCATCTTTTGCATCATAAAAGATTCCAGATATAGTACAACGGAGTCTACTTTTTAAAGCTGGTGACTTGTTTACCATGTGTTTGGCCTCTGTCCATACCAATTTAGATTGCTCTTTAACCTTGGCTATGCTGTAAACCTCTGCACCACCTTCACCATCACAAGTTAATCCATAAAGACCAACACCTGAATCAATAGTAGACTTTCCGTTTTTCTTGGCAACGAATAGCACAGCTTTTTTGTACTTTCGTAGTCCACTGTCTTTGTCAACGAAACCATATATAGCTTCGATGAATGACTTTTGCCATAATTCTAATTTAATAGGCTTACCTGCCCATTTACCTTTTGAATGTTTACATACATCCTGAATAAATCCGATTGGTCTTTGTGCCTTTTCATAATCAAAGGTGTATGTCTTTAGTTCCATTTCACCATTTTCTTTATTTAGATAGGAAACAACTTTATCTTCTTTGATATTTCTAACAAGTTCCTCATAAATAGCTAGAATCTTCTTGTTAGCTTTTTTAGGATTTGCTTTTAAGAACTCCAAATACTTCTCAATATTAGAAATATTTGTTTCCGATTTCATCATCAGTTGGTTCATCTGCTGGCAGCAGTTCTACAATTTGTTTAACAATCGTATTGTAGTTCTTAATAAAAGCATTGTATGAATTAATGCTTGGATTAGCTCTAGTGATTGAGTAAGCGCCTTGAGGCATATCAACATTTAAACCTGTTGCATCAATATCATCTTCTAATTCAGATAATTTCCTATCAATAAAAACTGCTTTCTTAATCAAAGCTAATAGAAGAGCCT